TGGTGTCTATGGTGTAGTGGTAGCATTACTCTCTGTGAAAGAGTAGGTACGAGGTCGGTACTCGTTAGACACCCCAAAGATTTATGGAAGTGTGGATGAGTGGTTTAAATCAGCAGTCTTGAAAACTGCCGACTGTAAAAGGTCCGTGAGTTCGAATCTCACCGCTTCCGCCATAGTAAAACACATTCAAACACATAATGACGCCCGGGGTCATGGATTACTGTTACGAGAATCCAAGAATGTGTTTTACTATGGATATAGGAGAACAAATGTCTATAGCAATAATTGTATTAACAATATTAGGTTATTGGATAGCAATGGGCTTTTTTATGGCTACTGTGATGTTTTCGTTTTATAAGTTTGCAGTAATAGTAGGAGATATGGCTGAGAGGCTTAAGGCAGCGGTTTGCTAAACCGTCGATCATCTTAAAAATGATCCGTTGGTTCGAATCCAACTATCTCCGCCAATTAACGAACAAAAGGAAAGGAGTAATTATGAATGGCTGCGATAGTTGTAGTTATCATTTTTTTGCTTCTTTATTTTATATTTAAGAATGACCTTCGGTAGCTCACGGTAGAGCAGGATGCCTTATAAGCATTTGTCCAGATAAGACCCAGGATGTGGTTCGACTCCACACCGAAGGACCAGTTGACGCAACGGTGGCAGAGTGGCCCAATGCAAAGGTCTGCAAAACCTTAAAACCGTCAGTTCGAATCTGACCCGTTGCTCCAGTTGCAAAAGTAGCAACATGTTGTATTTGTACAACACGCTTGACAAAACGATTGAGCCAGTGTACAATGATGTTTCTGTAGTTGAGTTTCTTTAACAATTTAGCAATACGATGCACCCATCGTCTAGTGGTCAGGACATTGCCCTTTCACGGCAGTAACACCGGTTCGAATCCGGTTGGGTGTGCCATATTAAAGTATTATCAGGGTATCGTGTATGGACGCATACACTATTCGGGTCAAAGCAGCCGGCGACTGATCCTAATATAACCGCTCTCGGCTATGGATGGCAAGCGCACCAATTTCCTAAATTGAGCAGATAATACTTTAATATGGTATAACTAACTGTGATACAAGCACAATATGCTTGGTAGATTATACCATATAAGTTCCGGTTACTACTTTCCTGAAAGTAGCGTGTGGTAAACGAGAGAGTCCCGGTGGCTATGGCACCGTCAGCGAAACATAAACTCTGCGAAATCGGCGTTTCCGGTGTTTCAAACAACATAGCAGCGTTCATTATGCGTGACAAATGCTCAACATAATGTGGACAGGGTAACAACTCAGCATAGGGGCTTGCGTGGAAAACAAGTAGCCTAAGCAAGATTAATTTTTTAAAAAGGAGTCCTGTTATGGATAGTGACAAGAGTGATAAGATAATGGGTGCGTAACTCAGAGGCAGAGTAACCGGCTTTTAACCGGTAAGTCGAGATTTCGAAATTCTCCGCACCTACCATATTGAAACACATTGGTTCTAAGGGTTGTTCCGAAGATAATTCACTCCAATGGAGTCCCAGTGTGTTTCAATATGGTGAAGAAGCAAGGTAAGGGATTTGGTCACTGTATAGTGGCTGTGCGCTGAAACAACCCAGTAATGCGAAGCCGAAAGGCATCCTTGTGGTAAGCAGAAAGTTGGCGTGGCGTCCAATCACCATATTATTATGGCACTTTAGTTCAGTTGGTTAGAACGCTGCCCTGTCACGGCAGAGGTCAGGGATTCGAATTCCCTAAGTGTCGCCAAATTTATTCCGGTGTAGTTCAGTGGTAGAACGGTGGACTGTTAATCCATATGTCGTTGGTTCGATCCCAACCTCCGGAGCCAAGTTTTAGGGTGTTTAGTCCCGTAATGGTATCGGGGGCGGACTGTAAATCCGTTGTCTAGGCCTTCTCTGTTCGAATCGGAGAGCACCCACCAGTAGCGTGTGAGGCGGTCGGGGGATTAGTTAAATGGGATAACATCGGCTTTGCAAGCCGAGATTAACAGTTCGATTCTGTTATCCTCCACCATAAATAAACCTTTACACACACAGGAACAAAGATGAAAAAATTAATTCTCATTTTATCTTTATTATTGTCGGCACATGTATCATCTGCAACAACTTATGTTTATAATGTAACAAAAGATGAAGTAGTACATGAATATGCATCTGAAAGAGTAAGACCAATTGCAAGTGTTACAAAACTAATGACTGCAATTGTTGTTATTGAAAGTGGTGCATCATTAAACGAAAAAGTTTCCTACAGAGGTTTTTTGGGTAGAAAAGAGTTAAGTAGAGAAGAATTGTTAAAATTATTATTAGTTAAAAGTGATAATCAAGCCGCCGAAGCTTTAGCAAAAGCACACTCAGGCGGCAGAAGTAGTTTTATTGCTAACATGAATCACAAAGCAGAACAGTTAGGAATGATTCATACGCAATATGAAGATCCTTCTGGTATAGGAAGAAATAATATAAGCAACGCAAGAGATTTATCAATATTATTAAATTATGCATATAATTTTGACACAATGAAAAATCTTGCAGCAATAGAACAAATGCATGTAACACAATATACAAGAAGAAAAGTAAAACGTAATTTGGTAGTTCAAAATACAAATTATAACTTATTAAAAGAATATAAAGAAATTGAGATATCAAAAACTGGCTTCACTAATGCTGCCGGCAAATGTCTGGCAATGCTCTTGACAAAAAATGGCGAGAAATATACAATAGTCATCTTAGGTGAAAGAAATACCAGAGATGTACAACGAGTAGGTAAAAAAATTATTGAAGCATTATAGCCGCTTTAGTTAAATGGCATAACAGTTGCCTTGTAAGCATCAATCGTTGGTTCGATTCCATCAAGCGGCACCAAATGCGGGATTAGTTTAATGGTAAAACGTGAGCCTTCCAAGCTCCTGTTATCAGTTCGATTCTGATATCCCGCTCCAGTTTTATCTGAGTATAGCACAGCCTGGTAGTGCGCCTGCTTTGGGAGCAGGAGGTCGGGAGTTCGATCCTCTCTACTCAGACCAATTAGGTAATGTAGCACAATGGTAGTGCAGCACCTTCATACGGTGTGTGTTGGGAGTTCGAATCTCTCCATTACCACCAAAATTTATAGCAGGAGCAGAGTCCAGTGGGAAGGATGACTACATGGCTTAGTATTAACGAAAACTGACCATCAATCAGGAATTAGTGAACGGCTGTGCTTAGTGAACGGAGTGTCGGGAGAGGGTGATGCCTCAATGTGTACACACCGGCTATAAATTTATTATCGGTCCTTAGTAAAATGGATGATTACGGTAGGCTACGGACCTACAGGTGGAGGTTCGATTCCTTCAGGACCGGCCATTCCTCTCTTAGCTCAAAGGTAGAGCACCCGCTTGATAAGCGGTAGACGTTGGATCGTTACCATCAGAGAGGACCAATTTTTAATAGGAGTTAAATATGTCTGATGGTGGCAAAGGAAGTAATCCCAGACCATTCAGTGTGGATCAAAAAACATATAATGACAACTGGGACAAAATCTTTAAAAAAGAAAAAGAATGTAAATGTGAAAAATGTAAGTGCAACATTAAAAAAAGTTCTTCAGATTTTCAAGATATCCTAAGTACAGAAGATTGTGTGTTAGATGCACTAAAAGAAATGAATAGAATTAGTGATAAATCTGGTGATTACATTACTAATGAAATTAATACATTAGATAAAAAATGATTCCGGTGTAGTATAATGGCAGTGCGGCGGTCTCCAAAACCGTTAGTGGGGGTTCGATTCCCTCCACCGGAGCCAACAACATAGAGGAACAAAATGAAAAAATTAAATCTAGAGGAAGTAAAAGAGTATATTCTTGCTCAGTCACCAGAAACAAAAATCTATCTAGGTGCAGACTCCGAAAGATTTAATATGAATGGTGTTTGGTATGCAGATTACACAACAGCAATTGTTGTACATATAGATGGTCGCCATGGTTGTAAAATTTTTGGTGAAGTAACAAGAGAAAGAGATTATGATCAACGTAAGGATCGTCCTTCTATGCGTTTGATGAATGAAGTATATAAAGTATCAGAACTGTTTCAAAGTCTTGCTGATGTATTAGAAAATCGTTATGTTGAAGTACACTTAGATATTAATCCTAATGAAATGCATGGATCATCTTGTGTCATTCAACAAGCAGTTGGTTATATTCGTGGTACATGTAATGTGATACCTATGGTAAAGCCAAGAGCATTTGCGGCTTCTTATGCAGCAGATAGATTGAAAGAAGTATTGGCGGCTTAAATTAAAAGGAATATTAAAATGAACTTGACACCTCTTAGAAATAATGTTATAGTAGAAAAACTTGAAAAAGAATTGACCACATCATCTGGTATTATTCTTAAAAGTAATGATGAGGCAGATAAAGCAAGAGTTATTGCAATTGGACCAGAAGTTACTGATGTTGAAGTTAACAATATTCTTTTAATTAATTGGAATAAAGCAACTAAATTAATGGATAATTTGTATCAAATAAATGTCGATGAAATTATTGGAATATTTGATTAAAGCATCGTTAGCTCAGTGGTAGAGTCCCTGCCTTACAAGCAGGTTGTCGTTGGTTCGAATCCATCACGATGCACCAAGCACCTTTAGCTGATGTGGTCATAGCAGCGGTTTGAAGAACCGATGAACTAAGTTCGATTCTTAGAGGGTGCACCAAAAGTTTCACCATAAGTTGGCCATCTCATTGGCACAAACTCATAGTGTTCTTTAGGTATTTCGTTATACATAGGAATGAAATTTTTTCCTTTTGTATCACTAGTATAAGAGGCATGACGGCCAAAAGTTCGTTCGTAGTAGTCGTAGTTCATAAAAGTATTTATGCCCCGGTGACGGAACTGGTATACGTGTTGGTCTTAGAAGCCAAATTTTAGGAGTTCGACTCTCCTCTGGGGCACCAAAATAATGCGAGTATGGTGAAATTGGTATACACAGGAGACTTAAAATCTCCCGCTTCGGCGTGACGGTTCAAATCCGTCTACTCGCACCACTAAATATATGGCGGGTTGGTGAAACGGTATCACAGAGGACTCATAATCCTCAGTTCCTTGTTCGAATCTTGGGCCCGCAACCAATTATGATGTAGTGTCTTTTCCTGATCCTATAATACAACCTTCACCTTGAAAATTTTCTCCATACTCTATCATTGTCCATGAACCAGTTTGTTCATTTCTGTACATAGCAATATTGGTAATAAAACTTCTGTACATTTGATTCGTAACAACAAAATCAAGTTTTTCTCCATGATTTGTTTTCAGGTTATTCAACATCTCAGATAGTTGATAACAAGCAACTGGCTTTTGTCTTTCTTCTGAATATGTAAAACTAGAAACGAGCATTAGAGCGATAAGTAAAATCTTCTTCATTTAATTTTCCTCTTTAGGTTTAAACTCACAATCTATCCATTTTAAGTTATTGTACCAATTATATACTACACTACCTTTTGGTATCAAACAACGACCAAGTTCAGGATAGACTTCTATTCTTATTTGTACCACTGCCCATATTAGCCAGGTTAAATAGATTATAATAAAAACACTCAACCCATATTTCCAAGCCTCACATCTTATTTTTTCTATCCTACGTCTTTTTACATTAGCTGCTTTTCTGTCTTGTTCTCTTTTCTTAGTCCATGCTACAGCCTGTTGTTTTTTCATCCTCTCCATCATACCATAGACACGGGTGTATAAATCACCTAATTCCGAAGGACAGTTGTAAACCATAAGCTCACGAAGTTCTGCTTCCATGGCACTTAATCTGCTTTCCATAAGAACCCGTTGTAAAGCTCTTTTACCTAGACTAGTTTCTCCTGTGTAAACTTCATGGTCATGTCTTGCTTCTTCCTCAAAGATGGCAGAACACTTTGCATAATTTTCAAAATATACGCCAAGTTCTTCCCCTATCTGCGTATAGACATCATTAGGCTGTTGTTTGCTTAATTCAATTATGCGGTTTTTTTCTGTTATATACTGATTTTTCTCAGCAACAGTAGGAGGCTTATCTTTATGACGAGAATTAAATTGTTCCTCAAGATCGTTCAGGACGCCTTTAACATCATTGGTGGCGCTTGCTATTTCCTTATATAGTTCACAGCCTTTTTTAACCGCTTGTACTGCACCATTAGCTAAAGCAAATAGTGTAAATGGATCCATTTTCTCCGTAATTTAAACGTTACATAACGAAGAAAACTAATGTATTACTTTAACTTCAGAGTCAATTTAAGATGTTCGGCGAAGTTGCTTACATATGTGTCGGATTGTTTTAACCAAGGGCTCCAGAACCCATAAGTAAGATTGTTGTATGCTTTTGTAAAATGATGATAACCATTTCTTTTTAAGTCAACAAACTCGCATAAAAAAGTAGTGTGTTTGTCCATAACGTCATTTACTGTATATGGAAAATTGAGAACTGCTTGTGGGTTCCAATACATTATAATTCCTTAAATTTAGTGGACGCTTATTATTTATGCCAGACAACCTCTTGATTTTCATGAAAAAGTATGATATTATGACACACATTTAACCCTATGGAGATATTATGGAAAACGTTTTAGTTCTCAAACTAGTTACTGGAGAAGATATTATGGCAGAAGTTGAGTCTGGTGAACTTGGCTATAGAGTTGTCAATCCAGTTAGAATCGCTGTTATGGCTGGACCTAATGGACAACCGAACGTAGGATTTGCACCCTGGCCTATACATGCAGACCAAGAAAAAGATAGTGAATATATCATTGCGGGAAAACATGTAGTATATGAATATTCACCAGCACAAGAATATCTAAACAATTATAATCAGATTTTTGGGTCGGGTATTGTACTTCCTCCAACCAAACAACTCATCACTAGTTAATGGCAAATTTCTACACAAACGTTCAATGCTTGGGTAACAACATTCTTTTTCGTGGTGTTGTTAACGGCAAACGAGTTAAAGAAAAGTTTGAATATCAACCATCACTCTATGAAGTAGTTCGCAAAGAAACACCATTCAAATCTTTGGATGGTGAGTATCTTCATGAATTCAAATTCTCGTCTATCAGGGAAGCCAGAGACTACATCAAAAGAAATGAAGATGTGTCCAATAAAAAAGTGTATGGCAATACTAAGTTTGAATATTGCTACATTGCCGAAGAATATCCTGATGACATTGATTGGGATCAATCACACATTCAAACAGCAATCATTGATATTGAAGTTGGTTCAGAGAATGGGTTTCCCGATCCATATCAAGCAACAGAACCAATCACTGCTATTGCCGTAAAATATCTTGGTGGTAAAACTTATGTTTGGGGTTGCGGTGATTATGAAGTGCGAGGGGATGAAATCTATACGAAGTGCCGAGACGAATATTCTCTTTGCAAAAAGTTTCTAGAATTCTGGACAAAAAATTATCCTGATATTGTCACTGGTTGGAATATCAAGTTCTTTGACTTCCCATATCTTGTGAATAGATTTAAACATATTCTAAGTGAGAGTGAGGCAAAGTCGCTATCACCTTGGGGATACATTTCAGAACGAACAGCAATATTGATGGCGAAGTCTCATACAGTTTATGAGTTTGTTGGTTTACCCATGCTTGATTATATTGAACTCTATCGTAAGTATGCTCCTGGTGGTGCATCACAAGAATCATACAGACTAGATCATATTGCTCATGTGGAACTTGAAAGAGGAAAAGTAAATTATTCCGAATATGAAAGTCTACATCAACTCTACAAACTTAACTTTCAAAAGTTTATTGAGTATAACATCGTTGACGTTGAACTGATTGAACAACTTGAAGATAAGCTAAAGTTGATTGAACTTGCGTTGACTTTGGCTTACGACAGTAAAACAAACTATGACGATGTATTTGCACAAGTTCGTATGTGGGATACCCTCATCTTCAACTTCTTACATAAAGATAATATCATAGTTCCACCGACAGAACGAAGAAATAAATCAGAAGCATTTGAAGGTGCCTACGTTAAAGTACCACAGATAGGTAAACATGATTGGGTCGCATCATTTGACTTAAACAGTCTATACCCACACTTGATCATGCAATATAACCTATCACCAGAGATGCTTGTGTTGCCTGAAAATTATACGGATGAAATGCGTGAAGTTCTTTCACAAGGTGTTTCTGTTGACAAATTACTTGATAAGAAAATCAACACAGACAATCTTTCTAGTGTTGCTTTGACACCTAATGCACAATTCTTTCGTACAGACACACAAGGTTTTCTTCCTAAGATGATGGCTTCTATGTATGAAGATCGTAAGGTATACAAGAAGAAAGCACTTATAGCAAAACAAGAACTTGAAGATGAGAAGGATGCATCAAAGAGATTCGCAATTGAAAAACGTATTGCCAGATATAACAATCTACAACTTGCAAAAAAAGTTTGTTTGAATTCTGCCTATGGTGCAATGGGTAATGAATTCTTTCGTTTCTTTGATTTGAGAATCGCTCTTGCAGTTACTATGTCTGGTCAATTATCAATTCGTTGGATCGAAAAGAAACTCAACGAGTACATGAATACTCTATTAAAAACTGACACAGACTATGTTATCGCCTCAGACACAGATTCGATTTATCTTAATCTTGGCTCACTTGTTAAAAAGGTGTATCAATCACCACAAGAACCTCAAAAAGTTATCGCCTTCATGGATAAAATCTGTGAAGATAAGATTCAACCGTTTATTGACAAAAGCTATCAAGAGCTTGCTGATTATGTTCATGCTTACGAACAAAAGATGCAAATGAAACGTGAAGCATTGGCAGACAAAGCAATTTGGACAGCCAAAAAACGTTATATCATGAATGTGTATAATAATGAAGGTGTTCAATATTCGGAACCACATCTAAAAGTAATGGGTCTTGAAATGGTAAAATCTTCTACTCCCGAATTTATTCGTGGTAAGATGGAAGAAATAATCAAGTTAATGATGAGTGGTACTGAAGAACAAGTTCAGAGATTTATTACCGAATTCAAAGAAGAATTTAAAAAGTTACCAGCAGAAGATGTTTCTTTTCCTAGAGGCATTCGTGGTATTCAAAAATATTCACACCCAACAACTTTATATTCCAAAGGAACACCAATTCATGTTAAGGGTGCAATCATATATAATCACACACTTAAACAAAAAGGTCTAACAAAGAAATATCCTCTCATCAACGAGGGCGAAAAAATCAAGTTCTCATACTTGAAGGTTCCAAACCCATTCAAGGATATGGTGATTTCATTTCCGGTAAAGTTGCCCGAAGAATTTGACTTGGGTCGTTATATAGATTATGATATGCAATTTGAGAAAGCTTTTCTTGAGCCTATTAAAGTAGTTTTGGATTGTATGAATTGGCACATAGACAAGCAAAGTACACTTGAGGACTTTTTCGGATGAGCACCGCACTCTTTACATTTATAAATGCCATATTATTGTCAGCAGTAGCAGCATATTATTCAGTAATTGGCCTTGCTGCAATATTTCCTGGTGCATTTTGGCCTGTTGTTTTCATGGGTTCAGTTTTAGAATCTGCAAAACTGGTAACAGCATCATGGCTATATCGTAACTGGAAAACTTCACCTGGAATATTAAAATACTATCTGACGAGTGCTGTTGCTATTTTGATGCTAATTACCTCTATGGGTATATTCGGTTATCTATCAAAAGCACACCTAGAACACGCATCAGACATTAGTCCTATTTCTGATAAGGTGGCTATAATTGATGAAAAGATTAAAACACTGAAGGAGAATATTGATGCCGACCGCAAGACACTTAAACAGCTTGACGAGGCGGTGGATCAAGTTATGGCACGTTCAGATTCGGAAAGGTCTGCCGAAAGGTCTATTCAAATTAGAAAGTCCCAACAGAAAGAACGTACACAGTTATCTGATGAAATTACAAAAACGCAGAAAGAAATTTCTAAGCTTACAGATGAGAAAGCGCCGTTGGCGAATGAATTACGAAAAGCAGAATCAGACTTTGGACCAATAAAATATGTTGCTGAACTTGTATATGGTTCTGGTGATGCAGATATTATAGATAAAGCAGTTAGATTGGTAATCATTTTAATTATGATTGTGTTTGATCCTCTTGCTGTACTATTATTGATAGCAAGTAACATCTCAATGGAAAAAAATGATGAGAAACCCAAGAAAAAGAAGTATGATGAAAGAGAAAAGGACCCTGTATACCAGAGGGTACTTGAAAAAATGGAGGAAGCGAAAAGAAAACTTGAGGAAGATCAGGATTCGCCTAATGAAGAAGTACCCAGGAAAGAAGAACCTAGACCTGAGAAAAGGTCTGATGAGGTTTTACACGTATCTAAAGAAAATGTCATAGTCATAGATGAAGCATCTGGTGAATCTATACCACCTTTGAAAAAATTAGAACCTAAATATGATTATGAAGAATCACCATTGGCATTTAAAGAAAAGGATAATAAATGAGCGTTCTTGACAAAATCAAAAAGAACAGCAGTATCAAAGAATCTGCTATTCTATCAAAATCAAAGTTCTTCACACAGAAAGATATGATTCCCACTTCTGTGCCAGCCATAAATATTGCACTAAGTGGTAAACTAGATGGTGGTCTTACCCCAGGTCTTACAATGTGGGCAGGACCATCAAAGCACTTCAAAACTGCCTTTAGTTTACTGATGGCTAAATCTTATTTGGACAAATATGAAGATGCAGCACTTCTATTCTATGATTCGGAGTTCGGTACTCCGCAATCTTATTTTGATAGTTTTGGTATCAACACAGACAGGGTGCTCCATACTCCTATTACGGATATTGAGCAGTTGAAATTTGATATCATGCAACAACTCTCAAGCCTAGAGCGTGATGACAAGGTAATTATTGTTGTAGATTCAATTGGTAATCTCGCATCAAAGAAAGAAGTTGAAGATGCACTAGAACAAAAATCTGTTGCTGATATGAGTCGAGCTAAACAAGTTAAGTCTCTATTTCGCATGGTAACACCACATTTGACAATGAAAGATATTCCTATGATTGTTGTCAACCATACATACAAAGAAATTGGTATGTTCCCAAAAGATATTGTTGGTGGTGGTACCGGTTCTTACTATTCAGCCGACAATATTTTTATAATTGGTCGTCAACAAGAAAAAGAAGGACAAGAAATTGTTGGTTATAACTTTATTATAAACGTAGAAAAGAGCAGGTATGTTAAAGAAAAATCTAAAATTCCTATTTCTGTATCCTTTGATGGTGGTATTAGCAAGTGGTCTGGTCTACTGGATATCGCACTCGAAAGCGGTCATGTGGTAAAACCAAGTAATGGCTGGTATTCTCGCCGTGATGAAGATGGGGTATATGAAGATAAGAAGTATAGACTGAAAGATACAGATACTAAAGATTTCTGGCTTTCTATCTTAAAACAAAAGTCCTTCCGTGAATTCATCGAAAGCAGATATTGTATTGCAAATGGAGAAATCATTTCGGATGAAGAAGTGGAAGATGTTTTTGCTGTAGAAACTACAAACGGAGTGGAAAATGACTGAAGGAATTGACTATTGTTTCATCTATCCTAAAGATGATCCAGAATCAGTGCATATTCGTTTACTAGAAGGTAAATATAAAGACACAGTATTTAAATATGGCAAGGTAAAGTTTGAAGAAAGAGCAGGGAATGTGTATTTACTTTTCGCATATGATGTGCTAGAATCTTCTGCTGATAAACCTAAGAAGTTGGAGAAAGACGAAAACTTCAAAAACTATCTTGGGGATTTATTGGTAGAAGTAATGTCAGGCAACCTAGAACAGGATATTATTGATGAAACTGGAACAAGTGATACTGAGGAATCTGATTTGCAACGAGGAATATCTCCGTAAGGTAATTCCTTTCATAAAACCAGAATATTTTTCAGACAGAACAGAAAGATTAATTTTTGATGAAATTTCATCATTCGTATCATCTTACAACACTACACCAACGATTGAGGCTATTACACTTGCCGTCAAAGAAAAGAAAAATCTTACGGATGACCAGGTGGCGAAATGCGAAGATTATATACATGAAATTGAGCAAAATAAGGAAAGTTCCAAAATCGACTGGCTCCTTAAACAATCCGAAATATTTTGTCAAGAAAAAGCGATTTATAATGCCGTCTTGGCATCTATTTCTATTCTTGATGGAAAAGATAAAGCACAGGAAAAAGGAGCTATTCCCAAGATACTTGCAGACGCATTGGGTGTAGGGTTTGATACTAATATTGGTCACGATTACTTAGATAATGCAGATGAGCGTTATGAATTCTATCATAGAAAAGAAAAACGAATTCCTTTTGACCTTGAGTTCTTCAATAAGATTACCAAAGGTGGTCTCCCTATTAAGACCCTTAACATTGCCTTGGCGGGTACTGGTGTAGGTAAGTCTCTGTTCATGTGCCATGTTGCCGCTGGTTGTATGGTGCAAGGTAAGAATGTTCTTTACATCACACTTGAAATGGCAGAAGAAAAGATTGCAGAGCGAATAGATGCTAATCTACTGAATGTTACAGTTGATGACTTGATCAAACTCTCAAAGGAAATGTATGATAAGAAAGTGTCCAGAGTTCGTGAAAATACTACGGGTAAACTTATCATCAAAGAATATCCAACTGCAAGTGCTTCAACAGTACATTTTAGGACACTTTTAAATGAATTACATCTCAAACGTAGCTTCATGCCTGACATTATTTTTGTTGATTATCTTAATATTTGCGCCTCTGCAAGAATCAAACCAGGAGCAAGCGTTAACTCTTATACCTACATCAAATCAATTGCCGAAGAACTGCGAGGTCTGGCCGTTGAGTTCGGAGTACCAATTGTTTCTGCAACACAAACAACACGATCAGGTTACACAAATTCAGACCCAGGACTTGAGGACACAAGTGAGTCTTTTGGTTTGCCAGCTACCGCAGACTTGATGTTCGCTTTGATAACATCAGAAGAACTTGAAGCCTTGAACCAGATCATGGTGAAACAGTTGAAAAATAGATATTCTGACCCAACAACACATAAAAGATTTGCCATAGGTATTGACAGATCAAAGATGAAGCTGTATGATGTGGAACAGTCAGCACAAGACGATATTATAGATGCTGGAAAAGATGACGATAAGCCTCTAAATTCTTTTGGTGAAAGAGAACGGTTATCTTCCATGAAAAAGAAGTTTGGTGGCTTCAAAGTCTAATAAATATTCAAATATAACTTTGAGGTACTAACATGGGTGTCAATAGACAAGCACTATTAGATGAAGAAGCTGCATATAAAAAAGTAAAAAAACTTTTAGGGAATCCTGAAGCATTTGCTTCTCCTGCCGGGTTCGCAACAGGATTTCCAGATTTTGGATTTACAGTTTATGTTAATAAAAAACGTGTTGATTTGTTTTTTGAATATAAGTCTGACTATACCGCACAGATGGGTTCAATGAGAAACTGGACGTTTGATGGAACAGAATTTGATGCACCCGATGCAGATACCGATAACGATAAACAACAATTGTTAGAGGTAATGAATGCCACTCCAGGCGCAATTGCTAATGGAAAAAGGCTATTGAAAGATTTTAATTCGTATTTTGACACTCCCAAAAAACCTACATATAAATTTAAAAAGATATCTTCTGGAATGTTATCAGTAGAGAAAAATCTCCCGCAAAGAAGAATGAGACTGGAGCATTTCGTAAATAATACTGATAATTATTCGATAGCAAATATTAGCGATTCTGGTTTGGGTCAAAAAGTATTAGATCATTATCATAAAAAATTTCATGATAATTTAAATACTAATGCTGATCATAGTATTATGTTCATGATGTTAAAAGACACTATTTGGTTTTTAGAAGAAACTGGAAGTTTATCTTTTCAAGAGAAAAAAATGGTTGCTCAATTATTTGGTGCAACAGAAATTACTACATTACGAGAACTTAATGCGAAACTAGAAGTTCGTATTCAACCAAGAGGACTCAAAGACAAAACTAAACCCACATCTATTGATGTTATGGCAAGTTTCAGATTAGCAAGAAAACCTGCAGGTGGAGTTAAGGTATGAGTCTATCATATGATTTTGATAAGGTATTTAAAGAATACGAAAGCTCAACTGATGATTTTGGTTTCTCAGCAGTATCAGAAGAAGAATATAATTCTGTAATTAATAAAACAGCAGAAACAGCAGATGATTATAAAACACGATTGAATGAAGTAGAAAAAATGATTATT